GTGAAGGACGGCAATGTGGTCACCGAGGACGGGGAGATCATTCCCGGGGTTACAGCGACGGAGCGCGCGGATAAATTCACTGTAACCAGCGGCGGGAGGAACTTCACCCTGGAAGACGGCAAGCTGACCGTGACGGTCAAGAAATAAGGAGGAGGGCAAACACATGGAAAGCGGCATGATTTACAAGCTGATCGGACAGGCCATCAGCAAGATCGGCGCGATTGGCAAGGACAAGATGAACGAACAGCAGAAGTTCCGCTATCGCGGAATTGACCAGGTGTACAACGCGCTGAACCCGGTGATGTCGGAGCTGGGGATTTTCATCGCGCCGGAGGTGATCGACCAGAAGCGCGAGGAGCGGGTGACGCAGAAGGGCGCGATCCTGACCTACACCCTGCTGACGATGCGCTATACGGTGTACGCGCCGGACGGGAGCAGCGTGAGCATGACGGTGGTCGGGGAAGGCATGGACAGCGGCGACAAGAGCAGCAACAAAGCCATGTCGGTCGCCATGAAATACGCCATGTTCCAGCTTTTCTGCATCCCGACCGAAGAGATGAAGGATCCGGACGCGGACGTGTACCAGGACATCCTGCCCCGGGGAACGGCACCGACCGCGACCGTGACCATGCAGGCGACCGTTCCCGCGGAGGAGACGCCCGGGAAGTACGTGAAGCGCATGATCGGCGAGATGCAGCGGGAGTATGGCGGGGCCTTCAACTTCGTTCAGCTGCGCGGGGAGCTGATCGCCGCCGGAAAGATCCAGGACGTGCCCAGTGCGACCATGAAAATGGACGAGGCCATCTCCCTGGTGAGCGAGATGCGCAGGGAGATGGAAGCACGGAAGGCGGGATGACATGGAAGGGATGCTGACGGGCTTCTCCCTGACGCCGGACGGGAAGGCACAGAACATCACCATCACGGTGCGGAGCGACTTCCGGCAGAGCTTCGATGAGCTGAAGGACGCGCCGGTGGAGGTGGAGATCAAAAAAGCCCGGAAGCACCGCAGCCTGGATGCCAACGCTTACTGCTGGAAGCTGATCGACCTGATCGCCGCGAAAACGGGAGAGCGCAAGAGCGACATCTACCGCGCGGCGATCCGGGACATCGGCGGGGTGAGCGATCAGGTGATGTGCAAGGTGCCCGCGCTGGAAACCTTCATCCGCAGCTGGGAAAAGCAGGGCATGGGCAATCAGGCCGTGGTGCTGGATGTGGAGGAGGAGACCGGGTGGGCCATGGTGACGATCTACTACGGAAGCAGCACCTACGACAGCGGGCAGATGAGCGCCCTGATTGACAGCCTGATCCAGGAGGCGGAGCAGCAGGGAATCCCCACGATCACCCCGGAGGAAGAGGAAAAGATGCTCGGACGATGGACGAAGAAAAAGGAGGGCAAACCATGAAAAACCGGAAGATCGGGAAAATGCCGCGGGAGCTGTTCGACACCATCAAGGCGCTGTACACCATCCATGGGGACGGCAAGACCTACGCGGAGTACGCGGCGATGGTCGGCGACCAGGTGGGCGAAAGCACCGCGGGCCGGGTGATCCGGGTGGTGCGGGCCGGGGGCGGCTGGGGTGAGTATTGCTGCCAGCTTGACCGGGAGAAGGAGCGGGAGCGCGAGCGGGTGTCCGCCGCGCGGGCTCAGGTGACGATGCACCAGGCGGTGGAAGCGGACGTGGACTACGCGCAGCTGGTGGAGCAGGCCACACAGGAAACCGCCCTGCCTGGGAACACAAAAGCTGCGATTGACGCGGCGCAGGAGGCCGTGGAGACGCTGAAGCAGGCCACGGAGAGCGCGCAGGAAGCGCTGAGGCGGACACACGACGCGGTGACGACCATCGGCGGGGCGATGGCCCGGGTGGGCATGGCGCTGACGGATCTGGCCACGGAGCTGGCGCGGAGCGGACTGCTGGACGCCATCGAAAAGGCGGAGAGCGCCGGATGAGCGAAGTTTGGAAACCCATAAAAGGGCATGAAGGAATTTACGAGGTAAGCGATCGTGGGAACGTTCGCTCCCTCGATCGGAAGAAAACCCAACTCTCGAAGTATGGGACGATGATGGAAAAGCGTTATCCAGGAATTGTTCTGACGCCGAATGATAATGGGCATGGCTACAAAATGGTAAGCCTTCGGGATACGGCCAGCGGCAAAAGGAAAAACCATTATATCCACAGGTTAGTTGCCGAAGCCTTTATCCCAAATCCAAACGGGCTTCCGGTTATCAACCACATTGATTATGACAAAGGCAATAACGCAGCATCCAATCTTGAGTGGGTAACGCAAATAGACAATGTGCATTACTCTGTCGGGAATATGCAGAAGCCCCGCACGAAATGGAAGAATACCTCTACCGGGGAGAAGTATATTTTCCGCAAGGGTGGAAAGTATCGGCTATCAATACGAAACAGCCGGATTCAATTTGACCGGAGATACGCGACGATGGAAGAAGCGATCCGGATGCGGGAGGTGATTTTGAATGACGAAAAGCATCTTGCAGGATGAAAAGAAATGCTTCGTATCTGGTGCGGAGTATGGGCTTGATCGTCATCATTAGCCCGTCTACGCCGGATCCCGGCGCAAGGCGAGCGAAAAGTGGGGCTGCTGGGTGTGGCTGCGGCATGACATCCACATGGAGCTGCACCAGAGCAGCCCCGAGCTGGACAGGATGATCAAGAGGGCCTGCCAGGAGGCATTCGAGGAGAAGTACAGCCGCGCGGAGTTCATGGAGATCTTCGGCAAGAGCTGGCTGTGAGAGATATCCGAGAGATCGAAGAGGACATGAGGCGGCGCGGCATCGCGCCGGAAGAGTGAGAGGAGCGAGAAGAATGAACCAGCTGACGATTATCGGGAACCTGACGCGTGATCCGGAACTGCGCACGACGCCCAGCGGCGTGGCGGTATGCACCCTGAGCGTGGCGGTGAACCGGCGGGCGCGGCAGGGCCAGCAGCCGGAAGCGGACTACTTCAACGTAAGCGTGTGGCGGGAGCAGGGCGAGGCCTGCGCCAAGTGGCTGACCAAGGGCCGCAAGGTGGCGGTGACCGGCCCTGTGACGGCGCGGGCCTACAATCGCGCGGACGGCAGCGCGGGGGCGAGCCTTGAGGTGCAGGCGTATGCGGTCGAGTTCCTGAGCAGCCCCAGGAGCGAGGAACCCCATGCACAGGAGCCGCCAAGGGACGCGCAGACCGGCATGGAGCAGGTGGACGCGGAGGACGAGTTGCCGTTTTGAGGCTTGACTTTCCGCCGCGTTTGCGGCATGTGTGTAGCAAATCCTTAACAGGAGGGCAGACACGATGGGTAAGGAGTACGTCCCGATTTTCTTTGACTGGCTGGATGTGACGCAGGATCTCAGTGCGGAGGAGAAGGGCAACCTGATCGACGCGGTGGTAGCCTACGCCAGCGGGCAGGAGTACGAGCATCTGCTGATCGGCGGATGCCGGATTGCCTTCCGTTTCCTCAAGGGCCAGGTCGACCGGAACTCCGCGATTTCAGACGCGCGGAGCAAGGCAGGCAGCGGCAAAAAGGAACCGCCGGAATCAAAAGAAAACAAATCGGAACAAACCGAAACAAAACTGAACAAACCTGAACAAACCGAAACAAAAATCCCAAAAGAAAAAGAGAAAGAGAAAGAAAAAGAAAAAGAGAACAAAGAGAACGACGCGCGCGCGCGGGAGGAGCGCTTCGAGCGTTTCTGGACGGCCTACCCGCGGCACGAGGCGAAGCAGAAGGCCCTGGCGGCTTTTGAAAAGCTCCGGCCCGACGAGGACATGCTGACCCGGATGCTCCAGGCGATCGAGCGCCAGCGGGCCAGCGACCAATGGCGGGAGGACGGGGGGCGATTCATCCCCCACCCGACCACCTGGCTCAACGGGCGCCGCTGGGAGGACGAGGTGAGGCCCGGCACGACCGGGAAGGCCGTCTCCGCGCAGCAGTACGACCAGCGGAGCTACGCCGGGAGAGAGCAGGATGCGCTGGAAAGATTCATCCGGCAGAGCGAGGAGGGCATACTGTGACACTGACCAAGACACCAAAGCGGGACAAGCGCCGCGTCTGGCTGGACGAGAAGGACTGCGAGCGCATGACGCGCACCGAGCTGGAAGGGCTGAAGTGGCTGATCGCCATGGATTACGTCTGCGCCAGCGTGGGGCGGGATCTGCGGAAGAGGCTGGAGAGCATCCCCTACGGGAAGGAGCGCATGCGCCTGGCATCCGGCGGAATCCGCTCCATCGCCAGCGACCTGATCGGCACGATCACGAAAGAGCAGGCGCGGGTGCTGCAGAGCACCACGAAAGACTACGTGGTGCGGCTGGCCCCGAAGGCCGCGCCGCTTGGCAGTAACGTGCTGCTGGACAGGGAAAGCCTGGTAAAGCTGGCGGAGTGCGCGAGAGAAAAGTGCAGGATCTGCACGGAGGACGGGGAGAGCTGCCGGGAGTGCGAGCTGTATAAATTCCTGGAAGCGACTACCCCGCTGGACGATTACGGAAACGGGCTGCTTTGCCCGTACACCCTGAAGGACTGGAAGTGAGTCTTATGAGGACGGAAGACCGGCAGGAGTACAAGATCCGGCAGGGCAGCCGGTACCTGGTGGGCATCCCGTACCCGAGGAACATGGTGCTCAGATGGAGCACCAGCCCGTGGGACGGATACCCCACGAAAAGCTATGCGACCGCGCGGGCGCTGGCCCGGCGGGTGGGCGGCACGGTGGTCGTGTTTGACCCGATCACCGGGGAGGTGGCGGGATGATCGCGCCATGCAAGGGCTGCGAAAAGCGGACGCCCGGATGCCACGACAGATGCCCGGATTACAAGGTGTTCCGGGATTGGATCGACGCCGGGAACCGCGCACGGCAGAAGGAGCATGACGGGCACGTCCCGCTGGCGCGGGAGATCCTGCGCAAGATGAAAAGCACGAAGGGAGTGAAATGGTGATGGACATGGAAAGACTCAGGAAGGCGCTGGCCGGGGTTCGGGTCTGCTACGACCCGAAAATGTCGTCAGCGTTTTGCGAGGACAGGTGCCCGTACGGAAAGACGGAGAATGACCGCGAAGACTGCTGCGAGCGCCTGCAGGCGGACATGGTGGCGGTGATTGAGGAAATCGCCGCGGAGAAGCTGGCGGATCAGGACGGCACCGAGACCGAGAAGGCGATGCGGAAGCAGGCGGAGCCGGAAAAGCCGCCAATGGGCGTTAAGCCGTTTTTCATCGCCATCCCGGAGCGCATCCGGGATCTGGCGGAGGCGATCAGCAGGAACCCAGAGTCGGAAAAGGTGGGCCAGTGGGCGCTGGAGATAGGAATGCATGCAAGCACCCTGAGCAGCATGCGAGAGGAGTGAGTGGGAATGAAAGCTTATGAAGTCAGTGACCGCGAAAGATATTCGGAATTGATAGTTGTCGTGTTTGCAGAGAGCAGGGGCAAGGCGGTCGCTGCCGCACTCGGTACATATGAGTTTCCTTACGGAGACTGGTCATATACGGAACTCCGGGCAATCAGAATGCCGGAGTTTGACAAGTGCTACCGAGGGAATTTTCGCATGGATTGGGACGACCCAGATGATCGTCTGGCGATGGTGCGTGATGGCGGTTACTACTGCAACGAGGACGCTTTTTACCCGGATGACTGTGCGAAATGCAGTGGTAAAGATTATTGCAGTCGCTACGAAGAGTACCTTGACGAGGAGATCGAAACAGATGACTGACAGGGAGAAGGTTATCGGATTGTTGCAGGAAGTGGCAGAGTATTTTCGGGAATGCCGGAGTAATGCTTCGTTTGCCAGCAAAGCAGAAAACCATTTCTGGGAATTGCAGAATGCGGCGAATGAAGCTGTCAAACTGCTGAAAGAGCAGGAAGCAGTAGAGCCTATACGGATGCACCACACGGAGCACAAACAGACAGACAATTACAGGTGCCAGAAATGCGGAAATGATCTGTATTTTGAACAGCGCTTCTGCGAAGCGTGCGGGCAGGAGGTGAAGTGGAATGAGTACAACGATTTATAAATGGATTGTCGTTTATGATGACGGCAGGACAGAAGTAGAATATGGAGAAAGTCCGTATGATTTTGCGGACGATTTGACAGAAGTGCCTGTTGCGATCATTCGAAACGGGTGGGAAGGTCGGTAAAGTAAATGGACAGGGAGAAGGTTATCAAAGGACTTGAGGCCTGCACTGCATGGGACGGACTTCACCAATGCCAGCCGAAGTTTTATGGCTACGATTGCCCATATGACGATGAAGCAGACTGTAAACTGGCGCTGATGAAAGATGCTCTTGCCCTGCTGAAAAAGCAGGAAGAACGAATCGGAGAGCTTGAAGAAAAACTCAGAGTATTGGAATACGGCGATCAAGACACATTGAAAAGTGCCATGATGCCAGCGACATGACAACGCGGAGGGCAGACACATGGAAGAGAGAAGACAGAGCTGGCCGGTGCCGACCCTGTGCTGGGATTATTGCGCGAGGGCCTGCGGCGGATGCAGCTGGAGCAAAAAGCTGATCCCCATGGAGGGCTGGGAGGTCGTGGAGACGGAGATCCGCGCCCAGCACGGAGACAGGATCGTTATTCAGCAGACCTTCCGGGTGATCGCGTGTCCAGGATTCCTCCGGGACGCGATCGGCGGAGGACGCACAAGAGTAGAAAATGAAAATGGAGTTTTGAGGAGGGGCAGACATGTACTGGGCACACAAAAAAGAGCTGATGGCAGAGCAGGTGAAGAAACTGCCGCCGGAGACGGAGGTGCATCTGGAGGGCCGCGACCGCTACGGGGAGCTGGCGTGGATTGAGGGAAAGGTCGTGCAGAGCGGGAAGAAAAAAGTATTCTCCTACTTTGACGGCTACAACCAGCGCTGCACGAAGGACATCAAAGACTACCAGAACAAACGCTGGACGATTCAGGCATGACATTTCCTCCCGTGCGCCATGGCTGGCTATAGGCCAGCGGGTCGGGGATCTTCGCGCGGGGTTTTCTGCCCACGCCTGGTTCCCTGCACATGCGGCGTCCCGCAAGATCGACATTTAGCGCCGCGGAAGCAGGCTGAAGGGAACCGGCGCACGGGATTTTCAATAAAATCGGGCATTTTTGACACTTTTTTCCTTTTCACGGGCGGAGGTGATGACGGACAATGGAAGCCAGGGAGCTGATCACGGAGGCGGACAGGATCGCGAAGGGGCAGGGACTGACGCAGGCGGAGTGGTGCAGGCGGGCCGGTTTTGACGAATTCGGCAAGCTGATCAGCAACACGTACCGCCGGGGGAACTGCAAGCTGAGCGTGTTTTCACAGCTGCTCAAGCCGCTGGGGTACGAGATTCGGATCGTCAAAGCGGAGGATGACGATGAGCGGAATGAACCGGATCGTTTACGATGACGAGGACAACGCTCCGATGAGCGACGACATCGGGCTTCCCTACCCGCTCAGAACGTTGGACGAGATGATAAAAGCATGGGAGGGCAAACACAATGCCGATGGACAAGGCCAGGTATCCGGCGGACTGGAAGCGGATCGCGCAAACAGTGAAGGAGAAAGCCGGATGGATCTGCCAGGGCTGCGGAAAGCAGTGCCGGAAACCAGGGGAGCCGTTTGACACACACCGGCGGACGCTGACGGTTCACCATATCAACCACACCCCGGAGGACTGCCGGGAAGAGAATCTGATCGCGCTGTGTGCCGGATGCCATCTGAGGGCGGACGCAAAGCACCACGCGGAAACAAGGAGGAAACATGAAGAACAGGGCATTTGACCACAGGCATTACACGGACTGGCGGAAACCGGAGGAGCTGATTCCTTACGAAAAGAACGCGAAGATCCACGACGAAAAGCAGATCAAGAACCTAGTAACCAGCCTGAAGCGGTTTGGATGGCAGCAGGATTGCGTGATCACATCGGACAACGTGCTGGTCATCGGGCACGGCCGCCGGATGGCCGCGATGCAGATCGGGTGCGAGATCCCGGTGCACGTGATCGACAAGAAGGCCGAGGAGCTGACGGACGAGGATATCCGGGAGCTTCGCATCGCGGACAATAAGACCAATGAGAGCCCGTGGGATTTTGAGCTGCTGACGGATGATCTGGATGGACTGGATTTTGAAGGGTTCGATTTTGATTTTGATATTCCCAGCGAGGAAGAAGGACCAGCGAAAGTCACCGAGGACGATTGGGACAAGCCGCTCCCAAAAGAGCCCAGGAGCAAGCGCGGCGACATCTGGCAGCTGGGGCGGCATCGGCTGATATGCGGGGATAGTACAGATTCTGCGGTTATTGATAGGCTTATGGATGGGGTAAAGGCTGATATGGTGTTTACTGACCCGCCGTATGGTGTGGGAATATGTGGCGGCTCTGGAGGAAAAGGAAAAAACAATAGAATAATGGGGGATATATCTCAAACTGCAATTCCATTTTCGTTTGAAATTGCCGTAAACTACGCAACAAAACAAAAATCACACTTTTATTACTGCGGGGCTGAAAGCAATTTGTTAATGTATGAGAAATTATTTGACAAATACTTATATATTGTTCCAAAACATATCATATGGGTAAAAAACGGGTTTTCAATGAAACAAAATGGCTATCATAATCAATACGAAGTTATATATTTCGGATACAAAAGAGGGAGTGGCGATGTTTGGTATGGTGGCAGGAAAGAAAATGAGGCAAGTGATGTGTGGAGAATTGACCGAGACGCTTCTTCTGCATATGTACATCCGACACAAAAACCTATTGAAATTCCTGCAAGAGCAATTAGAAACAGTTGCCCTGATAACGGCATTGTTTTAGATATGTTTGGCGGTAGTGGTAGCACACTAATAGCCTGTGAACAGTTAAAAAGAAAATGCTATATGTGCGAATTGGATCAGAGATATGTAGATGTCATCATCGACAGGTGGGAAACATTCACCGGCGAAAAGGCGGTGCTGATCAATGGCTAAAAAGACAGAGCCGAAGGCCCGTAAGCCCGGGCCAAGGGATGAAAAGGGCCGCTTCGTCTCCCCTGTTAATGGCCAGCCTGTGCCAAAGGGTAAACCGTTTGTCGCGGGGGAGTCGCGAGCGAAAGAGATGCAGGCGCGAGCAGTTGCGTCACGCAAAGAGAACGGTGATTTGCGGAAGCTGTGCCAGATGTGGATGGAGGAAGAGGTGGCCACCGGCAAGGACGGCGAGAAGATCACCGGGGGCCAGATGATGGTCCGGGTGGCCGTGAAGGAAGTGGCCAAGGGCAATCCGCGCTTCTGGGAGCTGCTGCGGGACACGGCGGGGTTTAAGCCGGTGGATAAGGTCATGGTCGCCGAGGTTGAACCGGCCGTCATTGCGGAGGTCGAGCAGATGGTGAAGGAGGCGGAGAACGAATGAATATCGGAAGATGGGTGAAGAAAGACATGACCGGGTATATGACGCCCGGAGGAACACCGATGTACGCCTGCGGTAAGTGTGGCGGCTCCGTACACCTTCATGGTGTAGAGTATTCCAAGCGGAAAATCCTGTGCGATAACTGCGGTAGAGTGAATATCTATCCGTGGGAATCTGCATATGAAGTTGGATCATCTCTGTGGGAAAATGACGAGGTGACGCCGGAATGACCAAAACAATGCTGTTAGCCATATACAACCGGGGGGGGTACTGGAAAAGGAATTGCAGTATCAGGGTGCCCCGGAGGAGATTGCCGCCCAGATCCAGCGGGACGAAAACGATCTGTTGGAATACATGACCACGGGAGACGATAAAGGCCGGAAGAGCTTCGTCTTTGCCGGGTTTATGTTCAGGAAGGACATGATCGAAGCGGCCCAGATGACGGAGCCTGAGTTTTGACGGAGGGAAAGCATGACGGTTTACGAGAAAATTGTTGCGTATGATGAGGAAATGATGGTCGAGTTTCTGCTGAGATTTGCAAATGACACAATCAACCAGTTCAGCAGATTCCAGCTGCCGAGTAGGGACGTCATACGTGAGTTCCTGGACAGGGAGTGCCCCGGAGTGATGCAAACAGGAGGGCAGTCATGCTGATAAAAAGCGCAAGGATCGAAATGACCTGGGAAGATGGGCGCACGGTGTACCTGGGGACGGTCGGGGTCGACGACAACGGCAAACCGGCAGTAAGAGGCAAACACATCATGCGGCAGCGGATCGGCTGGGAACTGGTGCGGATGGGATTCCGGGAGATGTTCCCAAAGATGAAATGGAGCATGGAGGGGAAACGGCATGAGTGATGCAAACAAGATCATCCCCATCGAGGAAAAGATGCCGCACAAGGTCAGCGAGGTGATCTGCGTGCGGTGCTGCCGGCGGTGGATTGACGTCCGGCCGGAGGGCACGCTGCTGAAGGACATGGAGTGCCCGGGATGCGGACAGACCGGCGGCGTGATCGAGACGGGAGAAGAGATCGATGACCAGGGCTGAAGCGGTCAACTTCCTGCTGAAGCACCCGGAAAAGTTCGGGCACCTGGTTGGGTTCACGAAGCTACGGGACCTGCATGGGCAGTGGATGCGGAAGATGCTGACCGGCACGGGGGACATGACGCTGCAGGGGCACCGGGAAAGCTACAAAACCACCTGCCTGTCCATCGTGCTGGCGATCCAGATCATCCTGATGCCGAAGATCAGCACGCTGTTTATCCGTAAAACGGGCGATGATGTCAAGGAGATTGTGAACCAGGTGCGCAAGATCCTGCTGAATCCGAAAACGGCGTACTTTATCAGTGTGATCTACGGAGTGCAGCTGCGGTTGGCCACGGACAACGCGCTGGAGATCGACACGAACCTGCACACATCGACGCGAGGCACCAGCCAGCTTGTTGGCATGGGCATCGGCGGATCACTCACCGGTAAGCACTTCGAGCGGATCTTCACAGACGATATTGTGAACCTGAACGACCGGCGGAGCAAGGCGGAACGGGAACGGACGAAGCTGAGCTATATGGAGCTGGTGAACCTGATCAACCGGGATGTGGGCCGGATCATCAACACCGGCACACCTTGGCACCCTGACGATGCGTTCTGCCTGATGCCGGAGCCGGAAAAGTGGGACTGCTACCATACCGGCCTGATGACGAAGGAACAGATCGAAAAAAAGAGGTCCGGCATGTCCCCTTCCCTGTTTGCCGCGAACTACGAGCTGGTGCACATCGCGGCGGAGGATGCGCTGTTCACGGACGCGCCGGTTTTCATCACGGAGCAGATGGCCCGGGAGGTGCTGAAGCGGGACGACGCGCGGCCTGAGGAGCTGCTGCGGGACGGCATCGCGCACATCGACGCAGCCTACGGCGGGGAGGACTACACCGCCTTCACTTGCGGCAAGCGCATCGGCGACACGCTGTACATGTACGGGCGGATGTGGCGCGGGCACGTAGACACGGTGCTGGGGTTTTGCGTCAAAAAGGCCCGGGAGCTGATGTGCGGGCCGCTTTACTGCGAAAAGAACGCAGACAAGGGATTCCTGGCCCGGGAGATCAAGGACATGGGCCTGACGGCGGCACCATATACGGAGAAGGAGAACAAATACCAAAAAATCGCGGACTTCCTGAAAAAATGGTGGCCGCGGATCGTCTGGCTGGAGGGCACGGACAGCGAGTATCTGAACCAGATCCTGAACTACACAGAGGACGCGGAGCACGACGACGCCCCGGACAGCGCGGCCTGTGTGTGCAGGATATTGGACCGGCGCGGAGGAGAGGACTACAGATCACCTTTCAGCAGGTGAGAAAGGAGCACGGGATGCCAGACCGGGAAGAGATGGAGACGAGACTGGCCCGCACCATGCGCTGGGACGAAAAGACCATGGTGCCGACGCCGGAGCAGGATGCACAGGATGACGCGGAGGAAGAGGAAGGTGAGGAAGAATGAGCTGGTGCGTGTATAAGCACATAAACAGGAGCAATGGAAAAGTCTACATAGGCCGGTGCAGATGGCCTAACTATCAGGACAGGTGGAAGAACGGATATGGATACAAAAACGCGCCGCTATTCTGGCCTGAAATTGAGAAATATGGATGGTCTGCTTTCGATCACGAGATTCTTGCAAGTGATTTGACGTTTGACGATGCAAACAGGCTCGAACAGGAAATGATCACACAGTACATGGCAAACGATCCTGAACATGGCTACAACGTTTGTGCAGGAGGGGTCGGATTCACTGGCTGCCATCATTCGGCAGAAACCAGGGAGAGAATATCCAAAAAGTTGAAAGATTACGAAATAACGGATGAACACCGCAAACATCTGTCAGAAAGCAAAACCGGCACAAAGCATCCTCTGGCAAAGAGAGTACGGCAGCTGATGAAAGATGGAACATTTGTAAAAGAATGGGGTTGCATGACAGATGCTTGCAGAGAGCTTGGAATTCAAAAGACAAACGTTTCTGCATGCTGCCGTGGAAAGGTCCCAAGTGCTGGCGGATACAAATGGGAATTTGGAAGGGGATGATTGCATTGATAACCTGGGGTGATTATGAGAAGGCGGAAAACAAAACGGAATGGCTGCAGGCCGCGCTGGTGAGCTACCGGAACAGCGATGAGTACAAGGACGCCAAGGAACAGGAGGAATACATGGCGGGCCGGAATACCGCGATCCTGAACATGAAGCGCGTGATTTACAATATGGCCGGGATCCCGGAAACTGACTTCACGGCAGCGAACTACAAGATCAGGAACCGCCTGATTCACCGCCTGGTGACCGACCGGTGCAGCTACAGCCTGGGCAACGGGATCAGCTTCGCCGGGAAGCACCAGGAGATCAAAGACGGGAAGACCGTGACCGTGGACGGCACAAAGGATCTGCTGGGCGGCGACTTCGATCAGATGGTCTACCAGTGGGCCTACTGGGCGCAGGCGAACGGTGCTGCGTACCTGTATGCGCACCGGGGCTATGACCGGGAGGCCTGGGAGTACGACCTCTTCCGGAAGACGGAATTTCTGCCGCTTTACGACGAGCACAGCGGAGCGCTGCGCGGGGGCGTGCGCTTTTGGAGCCTGGACTGGGGCAAGCGGCCTATCACGGCGGTCGTGTACACGGAGGAGGGCTACACCCGGTACGAAACCAGCGAGAACGAGTACAGCATCTCCGAGCTGAAGCAGGTGGCGGACACGCGGCCCTACATCGAGACCGTGGAGAGGAGCGAGGCCTTCGGGGAGGAAGTGACCGGCACCGGGAGCATGACCACCCTGCCGATCTTCCCCCTGTATTCCGGGGAGAACCGGGAGAGCACCCTGGAAAACCTGAAGGGCCTGATTGATGCCTACGACATGGTGCTTTCAGGCTTCGCGAACGACATCAAGGACTGCGCCCAGGTTTACTGGCTGGTTTCCGGGGCGCTGGGCATGGACGAGCGGGACAAGCGGCAGCTGCTCGACCGCCTGATTTTGCAGCACATGGCCGTGATCGACGGGGAGAACAGCAAGATCGAGCCGTACACGCAGGACATCCCGTACAACGCGCGGACGGAGTGCCTGCGGCAGCTGCGGAATCAGATGTACGAAAATTTTGGTGGCTTTGACGTCCACGCCATGGAGGCCAGCGCGACCAATGACCACATCGAGGCGGCATACTGGCCGATGGATGAGGAGGCGGACGCCTTCGAGTACCAGCTGATCCGCTCGATCCGGATGATCCTGGACATGATGGGCATCGACGACGTCCCGCTTTTCAGCAGGAACCGGATCAGCAACCAGAGAGAGCAGACAGAGATGGTGCTGGCCGCGGCGCAGTATCTGGATCAGCAGACCATCCTCGAAAAGATTCCGTGGATCACCGTGGATGAGATTCCTGGCATCCTGGAGCGGGTGGACGGAGAGAACGCAGCGCGTTTTGCCAGCGACCTTCCCGGAGAGCCGGACGCACAGGATGGTGACGCCTGATGGCAGAGACGCTGGATGAGCGCCTGACCCGGATCTACGCGGAGGCCGCGGAGGATCTGCGGAAGAAGCTGGCGAAGTACCTGGCCCGCTACGCGGCGAAGGACGCGCAAAAGCGCAGACAGCGGGACGCCGGGGAGATCACGGAGGAGGAGTACCGGGACTGGGTCGCCGGGCAGGTCTTCCGCGGGAATCTCTGGAGGCAAAAGGTGGATCAGGCGACCGGCACCCTGGCGGACGCCAACGCGGCGGCGCTGCAGATCATCAATGGGGAGCGCATGGGCGTGTTTGCGGAGAGCGCCAATTATCAGGCGTACCAGCTGACGAAGGACACGGGCGCGGCGATCAACTTTTCCATCTACGATGAGGACGCGGTCGGGCGCCTGCTGAAGGACGAGCCGGAGCTGCTCCCGCGCAAAAAGCTGGACAGGGCGAAGGATCGCGGCTGGAATCAGAAACAGATCGCCGGAGCCGTGGCACAGGGCATCATCCAGGGCGAGAGCGTCCCGCACCTGGCGAAGCGCATCGCCAGGGACACGGCCAGCAAGAACAGCGGCGCCATGATCCGCTACGCCCGCACCGCCATCACGGGAGCGCAGAACGCGGGCCGCGTGGAGACCCTGCGCCGGGGCAAGGCCCTGGGCATCCGCTGCAAAAAATGCTGGCTGGCGACCCTGGACGGGCGTACCCGCGACAGCCACCGGGAGATGGACGGGCAGACCGTGGACGTGGACGAGGAGTTTCACACCCCGCTGGGGAGCAAAATGCAGTTTCCGGGGGACATGGCCGGGAAGCCCGCGGACATCTGGAACTGCCGATGCACTCTGACCTACGAGTACGAGGACTACCCGCAGGAAAACGCAGAGCGCATCGCCTATGTGGAAGGGGTGGACGAGGACGGCAAGCCATACCGCCGCTCCAAACTGATCAAGGACATGACCTACCGGGAGTGGCTGGCCTGGAGGGGGCCGAAAACGCCGAAGAAGCCGAAGACACCCGGGAGCGCTGAACCGTCCGCATTGGAACGGAAGCTGCGGCGGGGAAACACCATCGAAAGCTACCAGCCGGATCAGTGGGACGAGGCGTACAAACACAAGGATGAGGAATACCGGCAGGCCATTGCGGACATAAAGCGCAGGGAGGCTGAACTGCTTGAAAGATACAGGAAGCTCCCGCCAGGGCCGGAACGCTATGCCATATCCCAGCAGCTCAGTGCCATCACCGATGAACAGCAGAAGGTGCGCAGCAGCATCTATAACAAGTACGGCATGGAGGATACAGTGGCGACCCTGCAGAGCCGAAAAATACCGTGGGTGCCTTTGCGCAGATTGGACAAGCCAATGGACGAAGATGCCATTATTTCCAAGCTGTGCGGTGGGGACAAAACCAAAGGATCCTGCGCGTCTCTGGGGTTTGCTTACGTTGGCCAGAAGGCCGGGTTGGATGTCATTGACTTCAGAGGAGGCGACAGCCAGGAAGTTTTCTCCAGGAAATGCGTCAGTATGCTGCGGAGCTTCCGGGAGAATGGGCTTGATGTGAAGACGGGGACGGCAAAGTCTTATATCACCGCCGGGAAAAGAGTTCTGGCAGAGGTGCAGGAGGGCCGCGAGTATTACTTTGAGTGCGCACGGCACGCGGCCATTGTTCGGAAGGTTGGAGACGAACTGCAGTATCTCGAGCTTCAGAGCGGGTACCAGAACGGCTGGATGCCTTTTTCCCAATACGGCGGCATTGAGGGCACGCTTAACAGGAGGTTTGGAGCACCGAAAAGCAGCAGAGGCTGGGAGGTAGAAGCCCTGATGGTGGACGTGGAGGAAATGGGCAAAAACGACCGTTTTACCAAGTGCCTTGGCTACATCAACACGGAAGCGGACAAGCAGAAGAAGGGGGCAGGCGGGCATGAGCGATGAGAACTTCTACAAAAACGCGCTGGGCGATCAGATCTGGTGGGTGGATGATCCAGAAACCATCGGCACTTTTCTGTTCACCTTCGACAAGAAGCAGATTTTCAACCTTTTTGAGGATTATCCGCACAAGCTGACCGCGGAGCAGCGGGAAATTTTCGACCGGGAAAACCCGGACTGGAAAGAGTTCTTCAGGGATCGGGGGTGACGCATGGTGTCGGTGATTTTCAGGAGTAATCTGTGGGCCGTAAAGAGCGAGGTGAACCAGGCGATCCAGCGGGCGCTGGAGATCTGCGGAGGCAAGGCAGAGAGCTACGCGAAAAAGCTGTGCCCCGTGGACACCGGGAACCTGCGGAACTCGATCACCCACGCCCAGTACGATGACCGGACGGAGGCGATCGGCACCAACGTGGAGTATGCGCCGTACGTGGAGCTGGGGCACGCGAAGCCTGGAGGCGGGCATGTGGCGGCGAAGCCGTACCTGCGGCCAGCGGTGGAGAACCACGCGGCGGAGTACAAAAAGATCATCACGACAGAGCTGAGCAAGGTCGGGAACCCGTAAAAGCTGAAAAATTGTCAAAAACAGGGATGCTCCGGAGGAGATTTGTCAAAAAGTTCCTTCCCCCGGGCATTTTTTTATGCGTACAATGGCTGAGAAGGGCGAAGAACAGCCCGACAAAAATCTGCTCCGTGGGGCGAAGAACGGCCCCCGAAGGACTGAGGAGGAGAAAAACATGGCATTCACAAGGGCGGAGCTGCGGGAAATTCTGGGAGAGGCGCACACGGACGAAATCGCGAGCAAGCTGATCAGCCTGCACAGGTCGGTGCTTGACCCGATCAAGGACGACCTGGACGGAGAGAAGCGGGCCGCGGAAAAGTGGAAGGCCGAGGCGGACAAGCTGCCGGAATTGCAGCAGAAACTGGCGGAGTACGAGAAGGGCGAGAACTTCAAGGAAAAGTACGAGAAGGAACACGCCGCCTTCGAGGAGTACAAGGCGCAGATGGCCCGGGATGCCGAGGCGGCCAAAGTAAAGGCGGCCTACAAAAAGCTGCTGACCGAGGAAAAGATCAGCGAGAAGACCCTGGACGCCGTGCTGAACGCGACCGACTACAGCAAGATGAAGCTGAAGGACGACGGGACGCTGGACGGCATCGAGGATCTGAAGAAGGACATCGACACCAAGTGGGGCGGCTTCAAGGTGAAAACGCGCCAGCGCGGAGAGGATGTGGACAGGCCCCCGGCTGGAGCTCAGGGCGGAACGGACGGCAGCGTCCGGGAGTACGTTCGGAAGCTGCATGAGGCCAGGTATGGAGCGCCCCAGCAGAACTGAGAAAGGAGAAAAAGACTATGAGCTTTATCCAGAGCAATACGAGCCGCGGATTCTCCGCCGGATTTTTCCTGGCGGATGAAGAGTGCCTGCGGGAGACCATGACCATTCCTGCGAACCATTCGCAGGTGGTTACCCTGGCGGACGGCAGCAAGATCGTGCCAGCCGGTGCCCTGATCTCCGGAAAGGGCCTCGTCTACGAGGACGTGGAGGTTACCAAGGGAGATATGCCCGGCAGCGTCGTGACCCGTGGCGTGGTCTACACCGACCGTCTGCCTTCCGGCAGCTCCATTGACGGCCTGACCGGGATCATCGGCAAGGCGGCGCCTGCTGTTGTCCGGCCGGACTTCAACATTGACGGCCTGAAGGAGCTGACAGTTGCATCCGCTGCCGGAACCGCCGTGGGCGATACCGCGCTGACCGTGACCGGCTACACGCTGAAGAGCGGCGAGAGCTGGGCCTATAAAGTCGGCGACGCTGCAGCGACCGTGCTGCCTGGCGAGGTCGTCGCTGGCTGGACTGCCTGGGACGGCGATGATGACATTACCGCCGCGACCGGCAAGAAGCTGGCCCTGGTGGCCGTGAACGCCGCCGGACAGGCGATCGCCTACGGCAGCGTCACTGTGACCGCGAAAGCCTGATGAAAGGAGAAAAAGACCATGTTTGAGGAGAACGTTTTCGGCCTTGTGCCCAAGAAGGATCTGCTGGACATCGGCTATGACGTGACCCGGCCCAACGAGCCCGCGGATCAGCTGTTTGGCGATGTCAAGACGGACAACTTGCTGGCCTACTGGGAGACCATGAGCAGCGAGTACAACCTGCCCGTGATGGCGCAGTATCATGCTTTTGATACCGTGACCCGGAAGACCATCCGCAGGCCCATCGATACCAAGAACATTGAAAAAGGCTTGATCAAGGTGAAAATCCCCACCACCGAGCGCCTGCAGCAGCTGCTGGATCGCGGCGTGGTGGCCCAGACCGCGCTGGAAAAGCGGGTGCTGGATGACGGATTCACCGTGAGCGAGGAAGTCTTCACCCGCTCCAAGGTGGCCAAGAACGAGGTGCTCGCCACCGGCAAGATGACCATCAAGGAAAACAATTTGGACATCACCATCGACTACGGTGCGCCGCAGGAAAACCTGAACCTGACGCTGGACTTTGGCGCAGGCGCGGAAAAGCCGCTTTTTGAGCAGCTGGAAGACCTGCTGGCGGTAGCCGTGGCGAAGGGAGTCAACCTGAACGGGATCTACACCAGCAAGGCCATGCTGAGTGCCATGCGGAAGGATTCCAGCCTTCAGAAGGCCGTGAACGGCTATGTGATGGACGGCCAGATCCTGCGCGACAGCGCGTTCAAGGCCTTCCTGAACGAGGAACTGGGCATCAACCGTGTGATCACCAACGATTATCAGTACAGCCTGCCGCTGACCGAAGGCAGCGACGGCCGTCCTGTGACCGATGCCCGGAGGTTCTATCCCGCCGACAAGATCACCTTCTTCTCCGGAGACGGTAAGATCGGTGACGGCCTGTGGGGCGATCCGCCCACCGTTCGTGCAAACAACTTCATGGCCGGAGCCACGGATGCGGCGGCGAGCCAGTCCTCCCCGTACGTCTACGTGAGCCAGTATGTCGAGAATGATCCTGTGATCGTCTGGACGAAGGCCGAGGGCCTGTTTGTGCCTGCGCTGTTCAACCCGACCGCGCTTTTCATCGCCACCAAGACCGCCACGCCGCTGAACGCGTGATGAAATACATCAGCACGGTCACGTGGCGCGACAATACGGACGGCCATCTCTACCACGAAGGGGATCCTTTCCCCTTCGATGGCAGGGAGGTCGCGGAGGACAGACTGGCGGCGCTGGAGACGGGCCGGAATCGGGCGGGATTTCGGCTGATCGAAGCGGCAAGCGCCGGGGAGGAATCCGCGGAAGGCCGGAAGGAAGACAAGGCCGGAGAGGTCAAAAAGGGGCAGAAAACGGCAGCCGATGCGGCGCCGGAAGGAAAGCCCAGGCGGACACGCAAAAAAGCGGAGTGAGACAGGGGGAGAGCCATGCTGCAGGAAGTGCTGGAGTACATCCACAACTATTTCATCCGCACTCCGATCCAGGGGAAATTCACCCTGACGGAAGGGACGCTGACCCCGGAGCCTGGCACAAAAGCGCCGGAGTTGCAGGAAGGGCAGCGATTCTGGATTGTCGGGAGTGTTTTCAACGACGGGGTGTACACATGGCGCTCCACCGGGATCATGACCGACGATGATGATGCGGCGGCGGGGCTTCAGCCGGAAACGTTCGCCGGGACGATATGCGCGCTCGCGGTTCCTCCTGCCGTGATTGCGCTGGCTGAAGAGATCAAAACATGGGTGGACAAAAACAGCGATGCGCTGAACGGACCGTACCAGAGCGAGAGCTTCAACGGGTACAGCTACACGCTGAAATCCGGAGGCACAGGAGGGAACGGATCCGGCTACAGCTGGCAGGATCAGTTCGGAAAGAGACTGGAGAGATGGAGGAGGCCGTTCCTGTGAGTCTGCTTGATACATACACCGTTCCCTGCGTCATGCGCGAGAAGACGCGCGTGGACGACCCCGTAGGCGGATACGCGACGGAGTGGGTGGACGGGGTGAAGTTTGACGCGGCCTGGGAGTATATCTCCGCGCCGGAGGTCATGCTGGCAGAAAAGCAGGGCGTGGAGCGCACCTATAACATTTACGTGGACAGGACGCTGGACATGGACTATCACGATGTCTTCCGCAGGCTGGACACCGGGGACACGTACCGGGTGACGAACCCGGGCACCGACCGTTTCACGCCGACGGAGAGCCGGATCAACCGGCGCCTGATCGCCGTGGAAAAATGGCAGCCGCCGCGGGAGGAGTGAGCGAGGAATGTACCAGGCACAAGCCGCGCTGAAGCAGTTTTTCAGCGGTTTTGGAATCCCGGCCTACACCGAGGACACCGTGCCGGAGGACGTCTCCCTGCCCTACATCACCTACGCAGCGGGCCAGCCGGAATGGGATCAGAAAAGCACCCTGTACGCGCAGATCTGGGACAGGAGCCGGAGTAACCGCTACATCCTCACCAAGGCGGACGAGATCGACCGGGCCGTTGGCCAGGGGCTGAAAATCGACCTGGAAGAGGGATACCTGGTAATCTGGCCCGAGACCCCGAGGATTCAGGTGCGCACGGACGGCGACTACCGGAGCGCCTACCTCAATTTCTCCGTGAATGTATATCAGACGCCGGGACAGTAAGGCCCGGGGGAAGGAGTAAAAAATGCCTGATAATGGCTCGACTCAGAATAATGGCTTGACTCAGATCGGCGTGCTCACGCCCCTGCGGCCTGCGACGCTGCAGAACCTGCAGCTGAACGCCGGAATTTTCATCCGCAATCTGGACATGAGCGGGATCACGAACGCGACCGACCTGCGGACGCTGCTGACCGGCATCATCAACGGCACGCAGACCGGAAAAGGGTCGCTGTTCGGCGCGACCCGGGGCGGCGGAACCTTTACCGTGACGCGGGACATGCGGACGCCGGACATCGACGGCATGAGGTACCGCTTCAAGAAGGGCCAGTTCGTAGACAGCGTGGACGCCTACCTTTCCACCACGCTGGTGGAGCTTGGCACCGAGCAGAACATCGTGGATGCCATGGGCGGAACGCTTTCAACCACCTCCGGCGGATTGCAGAAAATCACCATGAACACCGAGCTGCCGGACAGCGCGTACATCGACAACGTCTGCTGGGTGGGCGAGATCAGCAACGGCACGATGATCCTGATTCTGCTGAAGAACGCGGTGAACATCGCGGACTTCTCGATGACCTTCGCGGACAAGAACGAGGGCACGCTTGCCGTGGAGTTCCACGCCTGCCAGGAAGCCGTGAACGACTACGCGACCGCACCCTTTGAAGTGTATAAGCTGGCTCCGGGCATCGGCGGTTAAGCAGACGGAGCAACCCGACAACGGGGCGAGGGGTACTCCCCCGCCCCGGTTTTCTTTACAGGAGGAGAACATGCAGAGAAGAACGGAGCTTGCAGACAAGCTGGAAGTGGTGGGCCGGGTTTTTGAGATCACAGGCATGGCAGAGCTGCTGGACAAGCTGGAACCCGGGATCAACAACGTACGCTTTAACAGCATCGTGATCCAGATCGCGGCGAAGCTGATGAAAGAAGACCAGCAGCTGGCGGAGCAGATCATCGCCATGCGGGAAGAGCTGACGGAGGAGCAGGTGCAGGAGCTGGATGACGGAGCCTTTGCCCTCGCCCTGCGGAACGCGATCATCACGGACGTGATGGGTTTTTTCGGCTCATTGGGGCATACGGGTGGGAAGCCGTCACCCACACCATCTACCAGTACGCCCCCCGAAGCCTGAGAGCACTGAGCCGCCTGCTGGCCTACGAAGTGTACGGAGAGGAGGCCCGCTGGCGGAGATACGCGGCGCGGATGCTGCGGGTGATCGCCTGCGGACAGACGCTTGATCCGAACCGCAATGGTACATTCGCGGACGAGGTGGAGGAAGTGTACCGCAGCCCGTGGACGCGGCAGGAGAAGCAGCAGCCGCAGACGGTGGAGGAGATCAAGGAACGCCTGCTGCAGCGACTGAAGGGGTGAAAAAGGGGTGAAGAAATGGAACTTTTCGAGCTGAGCGCGCTGCTGAGCCTGGATGACAAGGATTTCAACAAGGGCATCCGCAACGCGGAGAGCCTGGGGCAAAAGGCCGCCGGGAAGATCGGCGCGGCGACCGTAGCCATGGGCAACCTGATCACGGACGCGGTGAGGAAGGGCATCAGCGGGATCAGCAGCATCGTGCGCGGTGCGGTGGACGGGTACGCGGACTACCAGCAGCTGATCGGCGGCGTGGAAACCCTTTTCAAAACCAGCGCCGGGAAAGTGGCCAACTACGCCAAGCAGAGCTACAAGACCACCGGTCTGAGCGCGAACGCGTACATGGAGACCGTGACCAGCTTTTCCGCCAGCCTGCTGCAGGGTCTGAAGGGCGACACCGAGGCAGCGGCGGACGTGGCGGACACCGCCATGACCGACATGGCGGACAACGCCAACAAGATGGGCACGGACATGTCCAGCATCCAGGCGGCCTACATGGGCTTTGCCAAGCAGAACTACACGATGCTGGACAACTTGAAGCTCGGTAGAACACGCCATTGCCGAGCAGCATAAACCTCGTGAAAACGGTGAAACCCCTAACGGGCAAAGGCCGAGGGCAATACCGTGCGAAGCGCAGAAATGGTTGAAACCTTCACAAATGTTTGATAAAATAAAGCTATCAAATACGTGGAGTGTGAAACCGGATGTGGAAGAAGCTGGAACGCAACAAGAATTACTCCATCAATGAACGGGGCGAGGTCAGGAATGACGCTACGGGGAAAATAAAAACCCCGTATGAAAACAGGCGTAACGGATACCTGACCGTGGATCTGTACAGCGGCAACCGGAGCACAAAAGTGCCGATTCATAGGCTGCTTGCTGAAGCTTTCATTCCGAACCCTGAAGGGAAACCTACCGTCGACCATAAGGACGGGAACCGGCAGAACAATGCGCTGGACAATCTGCGGTGGGCGACCTACTCAGAGCAGAACTCCCGGTTTGGCACCCATGGCGTACGGAGCGAACGGATCAGGGTCACCAGATACGAAGAAATCCGGAAGCGCCGGGGTGGCGGGCACGAAGCCTGGGGTGAAATCATTGATGTGATGTACTTTGACAGAATCAAAGATGCGGCCAGCTATTTCGGGTCAACGATCGGGAACATTTCGCTTTTGCTAAAAAGCGGTTCGATCGGAAGACGCGGAGCCACCAGAGGATACCGGTTCGAGTATGCCAACGGGGGAAGAACCACACTCAAGACTGCGAACGTGTAACGACTACCGAAACGACGCGGCAGCGGAACGGAGTAGGGTACAGCCAAGCGGCTGGAAGTGCGAGGGCCTGAAAAGGCAAGAGATAGTCTGATCTGCATGGAGACATGCAGCAGCCGGAAACGGCGGGTGTGGCGCAGCGAACCACACCGAACGGTATGTATGGCGGCACCAAGGAAGAAATGGTGCGGCTCGTAAACGAGAGCGGCATCCTTGGGGAGGAGATCGAAGACCTTGACGGGATCACCTTCGATCAGCTGGTTCTGGCGATCCACAAGATCCAGCAGGAGATGGGGATCACCGGCACGACCGCGAAGGAAGCGGCGGAGACCATCAGCGGCAGCAAGGCCTCTCTGAGCGCGGCATGGCAGGATTTGCTGAGCGCGGTCGGCGGCGAAGGCGATCAGGCGCGGCTGGACGAGACGCTGGAAAATTTCAAGACGAGTTTCAGCACCTATATGGAGCAGTTCGCCCCCACGCTGGTAAAGACCATCAGCAACAGCGGGAGTCTCGTAACCGCCATCGCGGATGCCATCGGTGATCTGCCGAAGGATCTGCTGGCCCAGGTAGCCTCCAGCGGACTGGAAGCCGGGACGGAGGCGGTCAGCGGGGTGAGCAAGATCACCGGGTGGCTGATCGACAGCCTTGTCCGCATGTTCGAGAGCGCGAAGGCGAACCCGCAGAGTTTGCAGGAATTCGGGAGCGCGATCGGCGAGTTTCTGGGCACGACCATCTCGGACGTGGTGCTGAACGCACCGGCAATCATTGAGGGCATTTTTAATGTCGGCCTGAATATCGCCGGGGGCTTCATAGACGGTCTGATCAACGGCCTGAGCGGACGCAAGAGCGAGGTGCAGCAGATCACCGATCAGATGCAGGAGGACATCGCCAACGCAGACGTTGACTACTCGAAGGCCGAGAGCCTGATCCGGTACCTTGAGAAGCTGCAAAAGAAGTACGGCAAGACCGCGGCGCAGACTGCCGAGTGGAAAAAGACCATGGTGGAGCTGGACAAGATCCTCCCCGGCGCCGGGGAAGCGGCGATGAAGTACGGCACCAACCTCGAAGGGGCCATTGAAAATCTGCGGGAGATGAACGAGCAGACACGGAAACAGCTCGTGCTTTCCGCGCTGCAGGAGGCCGGGAACAAGCAGCTCGCCGCGATCGGCGCGAAGCAGGGCGAGCTGACCGAGAGCCAGATCCGGCAGGAGCAGGCCCAGAGCGCCGTGGAGACCATCACGCCGGATCTGGTGGAGAACCTTCAGGCCTACGCGAAGGAAATGCTGCGGATGAACGCGGAGCAGGACTTCATGGGGCCGGAGATGCTGGAGTATTACCGGGCATTGTCCAGCGGCACGGACGCGCAGGGAAACGCCCTCGGAACGTATGACGTGGATCAGCTGGTATCCATCCTGACGCAGGTGGGCCGCGCCATTGAGGAGCGGTATGACGAGGATGAACCGTACATCTGGGATCGGGACATGAACGATAACCTCATGGATGTGGAGACGCTGGCGAAAAAGGCCGAGGCTATAAAGACGGCACAGGTGACCATTCAGCAGGAAATCGAAAAGCAGGCCCAGCTCCAGACGGAGATCGCGGAGCTTGAGGAAGGGTACCAGACTACATGGGAAGCCCTGACACGTACTGTGGACGGTATAACCGCTAACGCAGAAGCCGGGGGAAAAGCCGTGGAGAAGGGCGGCGAGACCACCAAGAGCGCGATCCAGACAGCGGGCGGCAGTGCTGCGGCGGGCATCGGCTCGGCAGGAAGAACGCTGGCGCAGACCCTGACGGAGATCAATGACAAGCTGCCTGTGCCCTACATGGGGCCAGTCCTGCCGAAAGCCATTGGCATGAATTACGTCCCCTACGATGGATTCCGGGCAAGTTTGCACCGCGGAGAGGAAGTGCTCACGGCGACACAGGCGCGGGCCTACCGCAACGGAGGAGACACGAGCGGCATGGTGGAAGCCCTGCAGGCCCTGCGGCAGGACTTGCAGAATCTGCGGCTGGTCGTGGGCAAAAAGACCTTCGGACGCGCCGTGGTGGACTATGGCGGCAGTCGGGTGGACGGATACATCGGGGAAGCGGAAAGCAGATACTACGCCGGGTACGGCACATAAGGCGGTGAGAGCATGAGGAGCATGATGCCATGGTTCATCTGGAAGGGACGAAATAGCCTCGCGGAGGGCCTGTGGATTAACAAGCTGCCGAAAATTATCCGGCCCGCCGAGCGGACGCGGCAGGTGGAGATCCCCGGGAGGAGCGGGAGCCTGACCCTGCTGGAGGGTGACGAGGTATATGATGGTTACACGAAAGAATGTACCGTGATCGCGGCAAATCACCCGGACATCGAAAAGGTGCTGGACTGGCTGCGCGGGGAAGGAGACCTGATTTTCTGCAACGAGGATCAGTTCGTCTACCACGGCCGGGTTTCCGGGGCGGTCGAGTTCCAGCGCATCAGCAACGACATGATGCAGGCCAGGGTTCCCTTCTTTGTAGATCCTTTCAAGCGGGCCAGGCATCCGGAAAAGCACCGCGTGACGCAGACGGCGGAGACCGGAACCATCCGGAACCTCGGGAATGTCGCCAGCCGACCGCTGGTGCACATCACCCGGGAGGGGAACGCCAGCATCACAATCGGCGGGAAGGAAATGCGTTTCACCCATATCACCGGGACGATTGACGTGGACTGTGACGCGCAGATCGTGACGAAAAGCGGAGAGGCTTGGACGGATGGAACCGTGACGGGCGATTTCTGGACGATCCCGACCGGGGAGAGCGAGATCACCCGAACGAACGCCTGCACGATTGACATTGAGCCGCGTTGGAGGTGGATCTGATGGTCAAGCTTTTCGCCAAGGGAACCACCACTTTCAGCGGTAATGGGAAGGCAGTTTTGACCCCGACCGTGTGCACCGTGAGCGAGGTGGCGGGCGGCGGGTACGAGCTGCACATGGAGCACCCCTTTGACCCGGAAGGACGCTACCTGCTGCTGGAGGACGAGGAAATCATCGTGGCCCCCGTGCCGCCTTTCCACCGGGACGCGATCACGCTGCCCGAGATGACCATCTACATCGTGAACGAGGACGGGACGCCGGTTTATTCTTCCCTGCCCCGGACGACCACGGACGAAAGCAAGGTGGATCAGATCCGGAAGGTCAAGGCGGCCCCCGGCGACTACGCGTGGGCGCCCGGAACCAATTACAATGTCGGAGCTTTGGTGACCTACGGCGGACGGATTTACCGGGCGAAGCAGTACAACTTTGCCGTGACGCCAGGAACCGCCAATCAAGTCTGGGGCTACGTGACCACGGTCGCGGGAACCTACACCGGGGACGTGACGACCATCCCCGGAACCGTGGTGGAAACGCTGCCGCTGAACGCACAGGTTTTCTTCCTCGCGGACTACTCGCAGAAATATATCCGGGTGCGGACGGTGCAGGGCAACGAGGGCTATATTGCCCGCGAAAAGGTCACCGTCACGCAGGACAAGCAGAGCGGTCAGGTGATCCCGGAGAAAGACATCACGGAGCAGGCCTTCCGGATTTACAGCGTGACCTGTGAGGAGGAGCTGGGCAGCGTGGTGGTGGAAGCCCGGCATATCAGCTACGACTTCGCCGGGAACGCGCTGTACAAATGCGAGCTTAAGCAGGCTGACCCGGCCACGGCGATCAGCATGCTGCGTGGCACCCTGATGGAACCGGACAACCGCGTGATCGCCTGCGACATCGTGACGGATCAGAAAATCACACAGGACTGGAGTTTCAGGAACCCCGTGAACGCCCTGCTGGGGCAGGACGATGGACTGGTGCCTCTGCTGGACGCGAAGCTCCTGCGGGACAACGGAGATTTTTATATCCTCGACAACAGCAACCCGAGGCAGGGCATCACACTGGCCTACGGCAGGAATCTGACCGGGGTGCAGTGGAACCGGAACACCGAGAACGTGATCACCCGGCTCGTCCCGCGGTGTAACCTCTCCAACGGCGGCTTCCTGTACGTGGACGGGATCTTTGTGGACAGCGAGAGGATCAGCGATTACCCCGTGCACCGCATCGAGGTGATGGACTGCGGGTACACCATCGGGCAGAAATACACCCCGCCGGAAGGTGGGGACGATGTAGTCTGGACGGAGGAAACCGCCAAGGCCCAGATGCTGAAGGACGCCCGGGAACGCTTCACCAAGCAGCATGTGGACAGCGTAGCCGTGAGCCTGACGGTTGAATTTTTGCTGCTGGGCGATACCGAGGAGTTCCGGCAGTATCGGGGCCTGCAGCGGGTGAACCTCTATGATGAAATCGCGGTGATCACCGGGCCGAGCGGCATGAAGAGCACCGCACAGGTGACCGAGTACGAGTACGACTGCATCCTTCAGAGATACAACAGCATCAGGGTCGGACGGGTGAACACCTTCCGCCGGGTGCCCGGGTTCACCCTGACCAGTGGGAGCGTTACCTATTCCAAACTCAGCCCGGAGCTTGTCAGCCTGATCAGCGGCGGCACAAGCACAACCGGAAGCTCGGACGATGACAGCCAGGCGGATCAGCCGAACGGAGGCGCGGTGCTGCCCCCGATGACTCCGGTCATTGACGACCTTACCCACACCGACACCGACAAAGCCCTGTCTGCCAATATGGGCCGAGCGCTGGATGAGGGCAAGAAGGACAAGCAGGAACCCGTCACAGACCCGACCGCCAGCGGCTCCGGCGTCCAGTTCATCAGCGGCATCAGTCAGAATGAGCAGGGTGTAATCACCCCGGTGAAAAAGACCGTCCGCACGATGGGCGGGGCGAGTTCGTCCGCTGACGGAAGCTCCGGACTGGTGCCGAAGCCGGAAGCGGGGGAAGAGGAAAAGTTCCTCCGGGGTGACGGCGAGTGGGCAAGCCCTGCCGGGACGTACAGCCTGCCTCTGGCGGCAGACGGCACCCGGGGCGGCGTACAAATCGGGTACAGCCAGAACGGGAAGAATTACCCGGTGCAGCTTTCCGGGGAAAAGATGTTCGTGAATGTCCCGTGGACAGATCACTACGCATGGGATGATATTACCGGCAAACCGGAGACCGCTACCAGATGGGCGAAGTGGAGCGAGGTCACAAGCAAGCCCATTTTCAGCGGCGGTACGACTACCCTTGCATGGGGAACCACGCACACCATCGCCAATGTCGGCGGGAACGAGGTCAAACTGACCATGCCAGCAAACCCGAACACGGATCACTATGCGTGGTCGGACATCACGGGGAAACCGGCAACAGCTACAAGATGGCCTTCGTGGAGTGAGGTGACCGACAAGCCCACGAGCTTCTATACCCTGCCACTGGCGGCATCCGGTACCCGGGGAGGAGTCAAGATCGGCTACACCGCCAGCGACAAAAAGTACCCGGTTCAGCTGGACTCAAATGAGCGGGCTTACGTTGAGGTTCCGTGGACGGATAACGATCACCAGTACAGCGCAGGAACCGGGTTACAGCTTACTGACAGCGGAGCATTTCGGATTTATCTGCCACGTGTGAATGAGAATGCGAACGCACTGCCTGAAGGAAATGCGGTCAGAATCCGGGAGTATCAGCAGGGAGACGCAAACCTTCCAACAGGCGATGCGTGGTACCACGTTTTTGAGTTGAGATCACAAGATACCAAATACGGAACCCAGATTGCGTTTGGGATGACGCAAGATCGGGCATACTACAGAAAATACGCAGGAAGTACGTGGGGAAGCTGGCACTCGCTGATAAACACGGACACGTGGCGAGGCATCCAGAACAACCTGACAAGTGACTCAACCAGCGACAGTTTGAGCGCGGCACAGGGAAAAGCCCTTGCCACGGGGTCAGCCCGTGACAGCACGAAGCTCCCGCTTGCTGGCGGGACAATGACCGGAAAGATTTCCAGCTATGAAGACAGGATTCTTCAGTGGACGACAAACGATAACGATAACAACTCTTTCGGAACGAGCTGGTACGGCATCGGGAGATACACCCCGCAAGGCGATCACCAGTGGCTGTCCATAGCCAACTACTGGGGCATCAACTTAATAACTGGTCGGGGAGACAATTTGACACATAATGGAAACGTCATTCTTTCCGCTGGCAATTATGACAGCTATGCCGCTAAAAGGGTTGAAGCAGTCAAGAATATTACCAGAAGTGGGACAACCTTCACCGTGACAAGATGTGACGGGACGACATTCACATTTACCCAGCAGGACACAGATACGAACACTTGGAGACCGGTACAAAATAACCTGACCAGCGACAGCACTACGGACAGCCTGAGCGCGTATCAAGGGCAGATGCTTTCCAAGGGGTACGCCAGAGACAACCGGGTAGGGTATTTCAACCTTGCACCCGGCGATAGTCACACGTGCGAGATGAAAAATTCCAACGGCGCTTTTGTGATTTTCTGGCGAGTCGGCACGGCAAACTCCTACGGCATTAAAATCGGGGTCGGCACGAACATCGTGAACATGCAGAGCGCAGGAACAGACAATTGCTCCGTCAGCGTCAATAATGGCACGGTACGGATCACCAACAGCCACGCCAGCTCAAACCTGAGAGGTTTCATTCTGGCGAACAACTATCCGGGCGTAGCAACCGGGGACTAACGATTGGAGGGATTGACATGCTTGGGAAAACTTACTTCATGCACCGGGCAAAGCGGAAGGACGGCACGTGGGACAAGGGCATCGAGATCAAGGAAAGCCTTGATGCCGCAAAGCAGAGCCTACACGCCTATCTGGGGGCATACGCCTACGGCAAGGAACAGGGCACAGACTACGTTTGCTGTTCGATAACGGACTATGGCGGGAACCAGATCGGAGCGGCAGAGGTGTGGTGGAGCGATGCGGCAAGGGATGAGATCATCCACGACAACACGGAGGAAGAGGAACCGACAGAGACGGAAGGGGGCATTGAAAACACATGAAAAATAATGAAATCGCAATACACCTGCAAAAAGGCCGCTCTTCCACGACCGGGAGCCTGTATCAGTATGATTACGGGCAGAGACTGATCATCCACGGCGCGGCATTGCCGGAGACGTATGAGGTGCATTTTAGCAATGAGCAGCACGGCTCCAGCAAAACCATGCTGGGAGACAGCACGGGCGTTGATATCCCGGACGAATACCTGACCTCCGGTGAGAATATCCACGTGTGGGTATATCTGCATGACGGGGATGCAGACGGCGAGACGGAGTATCATGGCATTATCACCGTTATCAAACGGGCAAGGCCAACGGATCAGGAACCGACACCCGTCCAGCAGGGTGTTATAACGCAGGCAATCGCAGCCCTGAATTCCGCCGTCACCGAGGCTGAGGGCATCCGGGACGCGATCCCGGAGACGGTCAATGAGGCGCTGGCAGAGGCGAAGGAGTCAGGAGAGTTTGACGGGCCGCAGGGAATTCAGGGTGAGCGCGGGCCGCAGGGGCCGCAGGGGCCGCAGGGGCTGCAGGGAATTCATGGAGAAAAAGGAGAGAAGGGCGAAACTGGAGCTACCGGGCCGAAGGGCGATAAAGGCGAGCAGGGCATTCAGGGCGAGCAAGGGCCGAAGGGAGAAACCGGGGAACAGGGGCCGAAAGGTGAAACCGGAGCTACTGGCCCGAAGGGTGATAAGGGCGATCCAGGCGAGGTCACGCAGGCGGAATTTGATGAGCTTGCTGAGGACGTCTCTGATTTAAATGCTGCTTTGAACGGGTTTACTGAAGACGAAACTAAAGATTTTTTCAATGGGTTAAATTTATGGAATATTGACAACGGATATACAAATGGAGCAGTTCAACAAGACGGCACGATTAGCACAAGCGGAGCGTATGGCATTTATAAGACAGCGAAAATGCACCTTGCACCGGGGAAATATACGATCTATACGTTCAATTCTGCAAGTGCGACAAGTACGCAGACGCTTCGGATTATTACGGCAATATTTGATTCTTCAGGAATTGTTTATGATAATACGGCATCAATTACAAGCAAAACCATCACAGTATCAAATGTTTCTGAGGTATGGATTAGCATTGATGGTGATTATAAAGACTATTTGATGGTTGTATGTGGCGAAAATGTGATTACGCCATTCAAACCTTTTTTGTCAATTACTGGCATTACTGGCATTACTGACAAATATGATTCCGAAATAACAACAATAAAAAATAATATTGGCGATGTGACACAGCTTCTGAGGGAATGTACAGAAACCCCAATAACACTTGGTACTGCAACTCAAGGGGGTCTTACCGGAACTGTTGGGAATACAATCGCTACAATGGTAACATCAAACTATTATTATTATACAATTTCTATATCAGACACATCTGCACATTATAGGGTAAAAGTCGGCAAAGGAACATCATCATCTTATCAAAATTATGTATTTGTCTGTGATTCATCGGATAAAGTGCTTGCAGTATATGCACATCCCGGAACATCACAGGCATATGAAACTGTTAAATTTGCAGTACCTTCAAATGCATCAAAAATATATGCTCTATCTATCAAAGATCTATACACCAATGTTGAAGCAACAAGAATTGAATATGAATCAACAAACATTGTTGATGTAATCAATAAAATTTCGACATCAAATCTTGCAGGGAAGACACTTCTTGTATTCGGTGATAGTATCGCTTTTGGAAGTGGTAATGCTATTCCAAGTCCAATAACAGGCAGTTCATATACAGGGATTGGAGAAATTGTTGCAGGAAAGTATGGTATGAATTGCATAAAAAGGGCTGTTGGTGGTGCGACAGTTGCTATATATACCGGAAGTTCAAATAATATTGTTTCACAAGTTGATTATGCTATTCAACAGAGTTATGATCCAGATTATATTTTGATGGACGGATACACAAATGATATAGCACTTAACACTCTTGTAAAAGGTGATATTTCATCAGGGTATACAGGCGTGACTTATGACAAAAGCACATTCTGCGGGGCATGGGAATATATTATCTCTACGCTAAAGGCAAATTACCCGTCAGCAAAAATTGTATATTTCCTTCCGCACAATATGTCTACAAGAACAATTGCGCTACAGGAAGAATATACTGAACTAATAAAACAATTGTGCAGAAAATGGTCTGTCAAGATTGCAGACATATACGGAGAAAGCAATATGCTTACATGGCTCCAAGAATACATGGAATACACGGACAACGGGAGCGGCACAGCAGACGGAACACATCCAAACGGGGCGGGATATGAATTATTCTATCTTCCAATAATATCAAATTGTTTGCTAAATATATAATTAAGCAGTTAAAGGTGCAAACTGTTTATGATTAAAAACGGACTTTAAATCAGAGTTGGGGTTTCGGATCAATCATACGAAAGAGAGGTAACTAATCATGGGAGACGGCTACGAAGAAGTTAGCGGCGGGACGCACAATCCTGATGACAGCGGAAGCGACAGCGGCACGACAGAGACCGGCGGCGGCGAGGTGACCGGGGGTCAGACCGAAGGCGGCGGTAGCACGGAGGTCGGGGATTCCAGCGGCGGTACGACAGAGACCGGAAGCGGAGGAACCGGCGGCGGTCAGCAGACGATCATTGACGATATTGATACCGGGGCGGGGACATACCCCGCCACAGAGATGGAAGGCGACATCTCCCTGACAACCTTCTACAATGACGACATTGTGGACATTGATCTGAGCACCGGCACGGTGCACCGGAGCTATGTGAATCACGTCATCTGTGAGGGAGACTCAAGGATCAACCGGTACGGAGCGAGACTGTACCGGGGCGGAATTCCTTTTGACCTTGAGGATACGCAGGTGACGGGCTACTTTATCAGACCGGACGGGAACACCGTGGTTATTGACGGCGGGACGCTTGAGGGCGGAAATTTGGCGCTGGTGCGGCTCCCACAGGCTTGCTATGCGTACACCGGGAATTTCACGCTGGCGATCAAAATCCACAAGGGTAATTTTACCGGAACGGTGCGGATCGTGGACGGCACGGTGGTGGACACGACCACCGGCTCCGTGGTAGACCCCGGCAGGACGATCCCGGACATAGACGCCCTGCTGGCGGCGATGGCAGCAGCAGAGGCGGCGGGGGTATCCTACACCGGAGCGAACGGAGTACAGCTCACCGGGAATAAGTTCGAGCTGACGGATGAAGCGCTCCGGGCAATCCGGAGGATTACGCCGTTTAACCTTGCACCGGGGGAGCACATCACGCTGGCAACAAATTCGCCAACGGCGGGCTACTTCTTCGCCCCGTATCACTTCGGGACGGCATCCGTCAGCGGTATCAAATTCGGGCATATCGTGGACGCCACAACCGCGAGCATCATTGATCTGGTGCGAAACGGGGAGACCGACCCGCTGGAGATCACCTACGCGGACAGCGCATGGACGATCACCAATAACCACGCAGAGGTCAATGTTCGCGGCATCTGCATCCAGAACAACGTACCGATTACAAGGAGCTGATGAGAATGGATTGTGTTGCGTGGGCGGTGCTGATTTTTTTGGCGGGGCTTTTTCTGATGATACTGTGGTCGATGCTTGCGATTGGCGCACCGACCGATCTGGATGAGGAAGAGAGGTGTCTGAAAGCCGATGAAGAAAGGCGTAGACGAAAGAAACGCTGTAAGGAGGTGAAATCGTGAATTCGGCTGATTACGTGGATAAGCTGATTAAGGATTCGCTGTATGCCGGAAAGCCCTTGAGCGACACAGCATGGGAAGCGGCTCTTGCCTGTGTGGGCTGGGCGTACGTTTTCGGGGCGAGGGGTCAATACTGCACACCGGCGAACCGCAGAGTAAGATACTCGGATGAGCACCCGACCATTAAGACGGCCTGCAAGAATTTTGACGGTTCCGGTTCCTGTAAGGGGTGCAAGTGGTATCCGCAGGAAAAGCGTACTCGCTGTTTTGACTGCCGGGGATTTACCTATTGGATTCTGAAACAAGTCTACGGCTGGGAGCTGATCGGGGCGGGTGCTACAAGCCAGTGGAACAGAGAGGCAAATTGGAAAGCGAAGGGGCTGGTGAAAGACGGCATCCCCCAGGGCGTGATCGTGTGTCTATTCTACCACAAAAAGGGCAGCAGCACCGTGATGGCACACACGGGCCTGTACTACAACGGGGAGACCTGCGAATGCAGCAACGGCGTGCAGCACTTCACCAAGCTCAACGAAAAATGGACTCACTGGGCCATACCGGCCTGCGTGGACGGGGTGGTGCCGGAACCAACGCCGGTGCCAGATCCGGAGCTGGGGAGCGACAGGCCCACGCTGCGGAGGGGCAGTAAGGGCGAGGACGTGAAAGACCTCCAGCTGCGTCTGCACTGGAAGGGCTACGATCTGGGTTCATACGGTGTAGATGGCGACTACGGACGCGCCACGGAGGCAGCGGTGAAGGCCTTCCAGACGGACGCCGGACTGAAGGCAGACGGGATCTGCGGGCCGGACACCTGGCGGGCGCTGCTGGGCGAGGACAAGGGCGAGGACAAGCCGAAGACCTACACCGTGCGGATCACGGGCGTCAGCGAGGCAGAGAAGACCAGGCTGCTGGCGGAGTTTCCGGCGGCGACAGTTGAAAGGGAGTGAGACCAATGGAAACAATCACGGCAGCGCAATGGCAGACCTTCCTCCTGGTGGCGGCGGCGATCATCGGGGCGATCATCCTGGTGGGCAGCCTGGTCAAGACGGTGAAGGAATGGAAAAAGCCGCTGGACGACCTCGCCACCTGGAAGCGGGACGTGGACACAAAGCTCAGGAATGACAACGACCGCTTGAAGACCGTGGAGGACGGGAACAGGGTGATTTGCCGCGGAATCCTGGCGCTTCTGAGTCACGAGATCAACGGCAACTCCACGGACAAGCTGAAATCCTCCCAGCAGGAGATTACTGACTACCTGATCGAGCGGTAGGAGGCGGAGCAGATGAAGAAATGACGACCGTGCCGGAGAGTGAACCAGCCGCGGATGCGGCAGCAATAAACGTACAGCGCGGAAGCGCGGAAAGGAGTCACACATGGAGAAACAGGATTGGATCCGCAAACTGACGAGCCGGAAATTCTGGGTGGCGATGGCTGGATTTGTTTCGATGATTCTGCTGGCCTTCGGGGTCAGCGAAAGCACCGCCGCCCAGGTGAGCGCGATCATCATGGCAGGAGCCACCGTGGTGGCCTACATCGTCGGCGAGGGCCTGATCGACGCGGCAGGAGCAAAAGGCGCTCCGCTGATCTTCCCAGAGCCGGACGAACCGCCTGAAGAGGCTCCGGAAGAAGAGACGGAGAACGGGTGATCACGATGGAGAAAAACACGCAGGCCAGCCTTCCATACTTTGTGCATGAGGGCGAGATGGCCCGGATGGAGCGGGCAAACAGGCGCTGGTTCATTGCCTTCATGACGGTTTTGATAATGCTTTTCGCGACCAACCTCGGATGGGTGATTTACGAGATGCAGTACGAGACCTTCAGCTACGAGATCGTTCAGGATACCGGCAGCGGCGGAAGTAACACATACTCCGGGAACCATGTGCGCTTGATTGGAGGTGACTACGATGGCGAGACAGGTGATCCGGATCACGGTACGCAGGCGCGTTAATACCAGCAGCAGCCCAACAAAGCAGTGCCCCACCTGCGGAGGCACGGGCCGGGTGGTGAACCGCCACGGCGACAGGCAGGTGTCCGCCAAGTGATCCCGGACATCGGAAGGAGCGAGATCGAACGCCTGATCCACGAATGGATCATCGGCAGGAACGCGGAGCGGGATCGGGCCGTGCTGGCCCGGAGGCTCCTGGACGGAATCACCTACGAGCGGATCGCGGAGGAGTTCGATCTGAGCGTGCGGCAGGTTAAAACCCTGGTGTACAGGGGCCAGGAACGGATTTTCAGACACATCCCCGGGTAAAACCGGGGATTTTCTTATTTTCCCGATTTTGACGCTTGACAATACAATTTTAACATGGTACAATACCATCAGAACGAGGGGGCACGACCCCCGGATGAGGAGGACATCACGATGAAGATCACATTCGAAGCGGGCGAGGGCCGGAAGTTTCAGGGCGGAGTCAACTACATGATTTCCGATGATGGCAGCATTTACGCGGAGTGCCGGGTGCCGGAAGGCGCCAGCGATGATTACGGCTACCTGACCATGAAGGCCGCGATCCTGAAGCAGGCCGACGCGGAGAGCCTTGAGTTCTGGTACGATGGGCAGGAAGACATGCTGGAAGCGGACGCCAGCGCGGACTGCGAAGTGTACACAGAGATCGACTGAGACAGAGGAGGCCCCATGGATCTGAGCAAAATGATCCCGATCGCGGAGTACGCCGCGAGGATCGGGAAGGCGACCATCACGGTGGCGGACAAGTGCAGGCGGGGAACCCTCCCCGGAGCCGTGAAGGTCGGAAGGGATTGGTTCGTGCCGGAGGACGCGGAGTATCCGGACTACCGGATCAAGAGCGGCGACTACATCGGCAGAAGGAAGAAGCGCTGAGAGACGCTTGAGAGGAGACTGCGAAAAGCAGCCTCCTTTTTTTTGTGCTTTTTTGACCACGGGGCGGCTGAAGGATGCACGAAAGACGCACGGCAGGATCATCGCCCGGATGGCCGTCAGCGGGCAAAATGGAGCCAAAAGGAGGCGGTACGGATGAGAGACCTGATCAGGCGGCTGATCGATTGCGGGATGACCCGGGAGGTGGCGCTGTGCGTGATGCGGCAGATCCGGGACCCGAAGGAGCGGGAGCGCTACGTGGAGCAGGTGGAGGAAGAATGCCGTGAGCCGATGGAAGTACTTTAACAACAATCCTGCAGGCAGGCATGTCGGGGATTGCTCCGTGAGGGCTTTGTCTGTCGCGCTTGGGGTCGACTGGGAAACGGCCTACGCGCTGGCGGCTCTGAACGGGTACCTGATGAACGACGTGATCAGCGCGGACAGCGTATGGGGGTCCGTTCTCCGACAAAACGGATTTTACCGGCACGCAATCCCGAATTCGTGCCCGGACTGCTTTACCATTGGCGACTTCGCAGAAGAACATCCCCACGGCATATATGTCGTGGGGACTGGAACACACGTTGTCACAGTAAAAGACGGGGTGATCTGGGATAGCTGGGATAGCTCCGAAGAGATCCCGCAGTACTACTGGTCAAAGGAGGGCTAAGCATGCCGATAGCATTTCGCGATTTTCTTTGTTTCGACCGGAGCGAACAGAACGTCCGCCGTGGGCTTTCTCCCGGAATTTATTAACCGCGAATAGCGTCTGTAGGCTGTCTTGTATGGGAAGCCCAGATGAGTACATAAAGCCCGAAGGCACCAGACTTTTCCCTCGTATTCAACTTTGATGGTGTTCGTCTTGTTCTTCTGCTGATCATCGTTCGAGATCCATCGGCAGTTATCCGGAGAATACCCAAGGCTGTTATCGATACGGTCTATGGTCAGGTCATCTGAGTAACCATTTGCCATAGCCCAAACCAGGAAAGGCTCAAAGCTGGCGGCCCATTCATCACAGACGGTGATCCCCTTTTGGTAATAGGACTTCGCGGATTTGTCCTTGGGGTTAGAGCATCTTCGCTTCATGCTAATCCACTCATGGAAAAGCCTTGTTTTAGACATTCCATGCGTCTTGTTTATCCCCTTCTTCTTCTCACTGACGATGCATCCGCAGTTGGTGGATCGACCACTTACGAGGGATGCGCGGATCACGGATCTTTCCGTTCCGCAGGTACATCTGCAGATCCAGTAAGAATTGCGAGAATCGGGGTGCGGATCATCTTTCCGCAGAACAAGCCAATGACCGAAGGTCTTTCCAGAAATATCGAAGTCAGCCAAAATCGTCACCTCCCAAACGCTTTTATTATACCATGCTCCCCATAGTAAATCAAGGAGGTAAAAAGATGATCAACCAGTTTGGACAATTCATCCCGGACTATCCGGGCCAGCAATACTGGCAGGATCAGGCCTACATGAGGTACATCGGCCAGCAGCAGCACCAGCAAACAGCACAGCAGGCCCAGCCCATGCAGCAGGTTCAGCAGCAGCCAAGCAGCCGCATGGTGGAAGTTGTGCCAGCATCCTCAGAGCAGGCCGCGAAGGAGTTCCCGGTGCCGGCAGGCGCGACGCAGATGATCATCGGCAATGATGATTCCTTCATCGCGGTCAAGGCCGTGTCCATGACGGGCCAGATCACCTTCGACATCTACGACAAACGGCCACCGGCTCCACCGGAAAAACCCGTGGATCTGGGAGCATTTGTCACGCGGGATGAGCTGGAAAAGCGACTGGCCGAGCTGAAGAAAGAGGAGGTTCCGGAAGCATGAGCATCTTTGACAGTCTGGGCAACAGAGCCCAGCAGGGACAGCAGATGAACCCGCAGGCCATGCAGAACGAACTTGGAAGCATCAAGGCTGATCCTGGTAAGTATCTGAAGGGGCACGGGTTCAACATCCCGGCAGGCATGACGGATCCGAAGCAGATCACCCAGCATCTGCTTCGCACAGGGCAGGTTGGCTCGCCCAGGCTGCAGCAGGTCATGCGGATGCTGGGGCGGTGATTTTTACTTGATTCGCAAGATTGGAAAAGCCATTTCAGCGGTTGCAAACGTTGAAAATCAACGCTTTTCTTACTTGCCTGTAACTTGCTGAATCTGATTTCTTTCGTCGAGTGCGCATAGACGATTTGAAATAAATCTATCACGAAAGGAATCAAAAACAATGGCACTTACTGATGAAAACGGCGGAGTCGGCACCACGATGCTGGTTCAGCCGACTGGCTATGGCAACGGCGGCAGCGGCTTCTTCGGCGGGGACTGGGCCTGGATTATCCTGCTCCTGCTGATCGGCGGCAATGGATGGGGCTTCGGCGGCTTCGGCGGCGGCATGATGCCCTGGATGATGGGCGGAGCCATGAACGGCTTCGGCCTGGATTACCTGTACCCCTGGCTGAACAACAGCCAGCACATTTCCGATGGTTTCCGGGATCAGCAGCTTCAGACGTCCATCGCTGGCCTGCAGAACAGCGTGACCGCCGGATTCGGAGACGTGCAGCTTGGCATCGCTGGCATCAACCAGAACATCTGCCAGACCGGCAACGGAATCGCCGGAGCGATCCGGGATGGTTTCTACGCCGCGGAGACAGCGGCGAACGCCAGGCAGATGGCCAGCATGCAGCAGGATTTCGCCATGCAGTCTGCTCTGCAGAGCTGCTGCTGCGAAAACCGCGCAGGCCTTGCCGATCTGAAGTACACCGTGGCGACAGAGAACTGCGCCGACCGGACAGCGGCAGCCCAGAACACGCGCGACATCATCGACGCCCAGACCCGCGGCACCCAGGCGATCCTGGACAAGCTGTGCGCCCTGGAACTGGATGGCGTGAAGGGCCAGCTGGCTGCCGCACAGCGTGAGAACGTGGGCCTGCAGAACCAGCTGAACATGGCCACTCTCCGGGAAAGCCAGACCGCGCAGAATGCATTCATTCAGCGGGGCTTTGCCGACGAGGTGGACGCTTTGTACAACAGGCTCTCCAGCTGCCCCGTGCCCAGCACCCCCGTATATGGACGCACCCCGATTTTTACGTGCCCGCAGAACACTGCGGCCCCTGGCTGCGGATGCGGATGCGGCAACGGCGCGTTTTGACGGAGGTGTGAACCATGGCTGAGTATCTGGCGAATGCGATCCAGCAGGTTGCCTTGAACAACCCTGCGATCTTCACGGCCTCCATCCCCTGCCGCAACGGCTATGTCTACCACGAGGACGAGACGGGGATCTTTACTCTCTGTGGGAAAACTACCAACTGCTTCGCAAGATTCCAGGTCACATTCAATGGGAACGTGGCCCTGCCGGAAGGCGGCACGGCTGGCCCCATTGCGGTGGCTCTGGCGGTGAACGGTGAGCCCAGGCTGACAAGCCGGGCCATCGTCACCCCGGCGGCGGTTGAGGAGTTTTTCAATGTCACGTCTACGGCCATCATTACGGTGCCGAAGGGCTGCTGCTACTCGCTGTCGCTGCGGGCCGTGCCTGCATCCAGCGATCCTGCTGTGACCCCAGCGCCCGTGATTGAGCTGCAGAACTCAAACCTGACCATTGTCAGGGTAGCATGAGAGGAAGGAGGAAAACCATGGATTACACCAAGGATATGGAGCTGGCTTGCGAACTGCTCCATGAGCAGATTGGCGACCTGGTGCGCAAGGTCAAGAACAACGGGATGAGCACCGGCGATCTGGAAAAGCTGGATAAGCTCACCCACAGCCTCAAATCCGTCAAGGGCACCATGCAGATGGAGCAGGCCGAGGAAGATGGCTACAGCGGCATGTATCCCTACATGGGCTACGGGCGTGGATCCTATGAGAACGGCGGCAACAACATGACCGGTGGAAGCTATGCTCGCGGACGCGGACAGCGGCGCGACAGCATGGGCCGCTATTCCGGTGAGCGCGGCTATTCCCGCAATGAACTGAGCGACAAAATGCGCGAGCTGATGGAGGATGCTCCTGACGAGCGCACCCGCAGGGAGATCCAGCAGATGATTGACCGTCTGGACGGCTGACGGGGGTGCGGCCTGTGATCACAGAGAAGGATCTGCAGGAGGCCATAGCTGAGTGCATAGGCCAGCGCAACCCGAACGCCAGCACCGCGATCAAACTGGCCGCATTTTACACGATCAAACGGGAGCTTTTCGGGGAAGAAAAGAACGCCGATCCGCCCCCTGGGTACTCCTACGCGCCCCCGCCTGAGACCGATCCGCTGATCCGGATCGACAGCGACAGCGACTTCGCCCGCCTGATCGACGGGAGAACGCAGCGGGAAGTGTGGCCGCTGATGGACGAGATGATGGACACGATTCATGCGATCCACCCACGACTCTACAAGGCCGTGATGGACAGGCTCCGGTGAACCCGGAGCCTTTTTGCACGCGTGCAACCTTCTTGCTCGCATGTTGCAACCTTGTTGCAAGTTTTTTGATGAAAAGGCGAAAGAATGTGCGATTTTCAAAAATTTCCTATTGACAATGCAATTCTAAAATGGTATTATAATAGCGAACCGGGAAACCGGGGACGGGGGAAGTCAGGGACGGGTTCACGCCCAATAGCGTCCGAGTGATCCGATGGATACGGTAGGATGGCAGGAGGGAAAACCAAGCAGGTTACGACTTCAAAGCGAACCGGGAAAGCCCGGGCAAGCGACTTGGATAACATCACCGAGAAGCTTCCCCCACATTAAAACAGGAGGGCAAACACCATGACGAAGACTGAAGCGATCCGCAACACCGAATACACGGAGAACGACCTGATCAACCTGGCCCTGACGATGGCCGTGCAGCATTCCAGAGAGTGGAGGAACCAGAGCGACGACAGCGAAGCCTGGGAGCATTACGAAAACCTGATGAACGCCTTCGGTGCGATCCTCACCGAGCGCCAGAGCAACGAAGAAACCAAGCATTAAGAAGGAGGGCAAACACGATGACAACAGAGGTACAGAGCAAGTACCATTGGAATCCAGAAAGATATGAATGGGAAAGAATTGACAAGATTCAATATTACCGGGGGGTCGAGATTCAGACGATTAGGACTCATGATGATTCACACAAGCATTATCACAGAATATACAGAGTTGTTTTCCCGAACGGACATTCGTCTGATTTCACTATCAATAAGCGTCCCGGTGGTAACATCAAGGATTTAAAATGGTGGCTTGATTACAAAGCTGATCACGGCGAATCCATCTGACGCCGGCAGACGGGGCCTCCACCGGAGACCTCGTAGCCGCTGCCAGACAGCGGAGAAAGTGAGGGCAAACACATGACCATGAAGGAGAAGCTGAAGATCCATGATGAGATCGAGCGCGAGAATGCGCGGAAGCTGAAGGAATGGAAGGAGGGCAAGGCGGCATGACAGAATTGAAAGCGTGCCCATTCTGCGGAGGAACCGCAGAGATTGAGAAAGTCACACGTCATGTGACAGATAACTTGATCGTTGTTCGCTGCACCAGATGCAGAGCGTCAACAAAGACCTTCCATGAGAACAAGGCCGAGAATGCAGTTTCTGCATGGAACGATCGAGTTAAGTAACCGAAACCGGGCCGGGGCGGTATATCCCCGGCGTTTGGAGGTTCTTATGGAAATGCAGGTCAGCATGTTTGACATGCTGGATCAGTACGAGACGCCGGAGATCCCGCCGGAGGAGCAGAAAAGGGGGGTGAAAGGCTGGATCATTGAAGGATCGGGGATATTCCTTCGGGAGAATGGATTTGATCATGATTCCCGCGGTGTTTGCACGAGGCCGGTTGTGTTTGAACAGGATACGCGAAAGGACAAGGATGGCCGCTGGTGGCAGGCAGCACACACAACAAATGGGCCGCACGGTGGCTGGTATGGTGGAATGAAGCGCGTTTTCAGGTCCAGGCCGTCCTGGGCTGATTGCCTGCGTTATGCAAATGAAACACGCAGGAAGGGTGATCCTGACCTGGTGGAATATTATGAAATCATCGGCGATTGGGCAGGCACGAAGCGTGAATGGTAAGGAGGATATAGAATGACGATCAGAGAATTGATTCAGCAGGAGATCGATATTGATGTCTATGATGATGTATGCGAAGCTCTTGCAATTGCATTTTGTGGCCCACAGCCGCTGACGCCTGAAGGAGAGAAGGAATTCGCAGAGATCATGGATTATGAGCTCAGACTAAATCCGTGCTCCTATGGCGGGCTCCCGGCTATGATCCTGTGCATTGATGGCCTGGAAGACTGGGAGGATCGGTTGCGGAAAGCGAGGATCTTTTTTGAGAGCGCTGCCGGGTATTGCGATTGTGACACGTATGATCGGTTGTTTGGAAAGGATGGAGACGGGAATGCCTAAAAACTATAATTATCCCATCATGATCGGAAAGGACATGAAGACCGGCATTGTGGCTGGCCCTGGGAAGCGCGGCGGCGCGGATCTGTACATCGTATGGCTGAACAAGGTGCTGGAAAGCGGAGCTGAATTTGGCAAGGATGACATTGACAAGGTGAAAGCTGTGCTGCATTTCTGTGACCGCGAGAGTCTGAAGCGGACGATTGATGTGCTGACAACTGTACTGCTGAAGTGGGAGGAATGAGGATGAAAGAAAAGCTGTACCTTGCCTATGGATCAAACCTGAACAAGAAGCAGATGGCGTACCGGTGCCCGGATGCGGTGCCTGTTGGCGTTGGGCGTATTGACAATTATGAGCTCGTTTTCCGGCGTGGAGTTCTGACAATTGAACGGAAAGAAGGCGCGTTTGTTCCTGTCGGCTGTTGGCGGATCAGCGATGATGACGAGGTGCATCTGGATCGGTATGAGGGATATCCGAGGTTTTACTACAAGGAGGATTTCCTCATCAGCTGCGATGATGAAAAAACGCGGCGGTTCATGGCCTATATCATGCAGGATGGTTATCCGATCCAGCCACCGACCAATGAGTATCTGATTGTATGCCGGATCGGTTATAAAGATTTTGGCCTGGATCTTGATCCGCTGATGGCTGCGTATGAGCGCGCGAAATGGCCGGAGGATTCCACTACCGTTTATACTACCAAAGTTGGTCACAAATGATCTTTTTGATATGTTTTGGACATTGTTTCGTGCAAACAAAAGGGCCCGTGATTGTTTGAAATCACGGGCTTTCCTTATGCTCCCCAGGTAGGGCTCGAACCTACAACCCTTCGGTTAACAGGCGAAAAGTGGTACAATGTCCAACCATTTATTTTTCAACGGTTTCACATTGTCCAACCTGATCTCCACTACCATTCCCACTCTGAAACAGCTTTTTTTCGAGCTTTTCAGCCTCAGATTTCGACCTTGAATCCGGGGCATCATCGTAGATCCGGAGGATCATTTTTGCATCCTTGTGGCCCATCCAGCGGACGCAGGTCTTCAGCTCCACCCCATTGTCCCGGCACCATGTACAGAAGGAATAGCGCAGATCGTAGGGCACCACAGTAAAAGGAATCCATTCTGGCAGGGATCCACCCTCTGCCAGTATTTTTTTATGCTCGCGGGTTTTGCCATACCAGCGCCTGGATACACCATTGATGGCGGTTTCCATGGCGGAGACGTAGGAAGCCCAGACGGAGCGCCATGCGGTGACGGTTACCATCTCCCCACTGGCCCCGGTGATGATCAGGCCGTGCTTCCCATCCAGAGCACGCCGCAGCGGAGTGAAGAGCGGGATCACGCGGGCCGCGCGGTCGGTTTTTCCTTTACTGGTCACCTTGTACTGATTATAGTTTTCCAGATGGGCGAAGTCAATCAGCTTGATTTCGCCCTTTTCAAAATCCACAGACCGGTCAATATTCAGGGCCTTCATCTCCTGCGGCCGGATACCGGCATACAGCATGGCCATCACGGCTGCGTGGGCGCGGTGATCCGTGCAGAGGGTTTCGATCCAGGTCCGCTCCTGATCCGTGATGGCCCTGTGGCCGCCCTGCGTGCCCTTGTGGGGCTTCGCCGATTCCTGGCGGGCTGGATTGCGCTTCAGGTATCCGTCATCCACAGCCGCGTCAAAAATGGCACGGTACAGCTGGGCGGACCGCCTGATGTAGCTGTCTGACAGCCCCGCGAAGGAGGAGGAGTAGACTTCCCGGATATCGGAGGGCAGAATGTCCGTCAGATATTTCTCTCCAAGGGCATCGGTCAGTTTGCGGAGCTGGATCTTCGCCTCGTTTCGGGTGTGCGCTGCCGTGCCCGTTTTCGCACTCTTCAGATACTTTTCCGCATAATCCGACAGCTTCGGCCCGGTCAGCAGGCTGATCTCCCCGGATTTCTCCAGATCCTTGTAAGCCTCCCGCTGAGCCAGACAGTCCGCTTCGTCCAGGGAGTAAAACCATTGATTTTTATACCGACAGACGAAATAGCCGTCCGAGCGCCGTTTCAGGCGCTGTTTTTTCTGGCGCGGCATCAGACTTTTTCCTCAAACAGATATCCGCAGTCATTGCAATGGAAAGAATGCTTTTTCTTGCCGTTGAGAGCTCCGGCAGCCGCTCCGAGCGGGCCGAGAAGCGCGCCGCCGATCAGACCCTTTGTGATGGATACCTTCTTTTTTTCGGAAACTTCCTCAACATTCGTGCTCTTGCACTTCGGGCATTTCAGATAACGTCCCATGATCACACCTCCTTTCTACTGATCTTCTGCCTCTTCTATGGTTCTTTGGTTATAAAAATCGTCCTGATCCAGATGCGCCATTTCATGCCGGAAGGCCCGACGGCGGGCAGGCGGGGCCAGCTGGTCGTTGATATAGATATTTGGAAAGTTTTCACCGTCCCGCGTGAGCCGGACGGCCCCGTGGACATCCCCGGGGAGATCCAGCACCCGGCAGCAATACTCGCCTTCCAGCAGCATCAGAAATCCTCCTCCGGCTCCAGGGCCTTCAGCATGGCAGTGGCGGCCCGGATGTGCTCCGGGGACGCCTTGCGGGCGGCATCGAAGAGCAACCGCGCGTTCGGATCGCGGCGCAGCTGCTCCCGGATCGCCATGACGTCTTCATCTCCCTGATCCGTGGAGGATCGGCCCAGCAATTCGTCCGTGGAGACATCCAGCGCATCCGCAATCCGGGAGAGGGACTGCGCGCCGGGTTCCACCTTGCCCGCTTCATACTTCGCGATGGTCACCCGGTTCAGCGACGCAAGCTCTGCGAGCTGATCCTGGGTGAGGCCCCGCTTTTTCCGCAATTCAACAATCCGGCCACCGGTATCCACATAAGCCACAGCGCTCACCTCCAACGGTTTGTTTTTTCAAGTGTAGCATAAAAGGAACAAAAAGAAAATAGCAAAAAGGCAACAAAAGGGGTTGACATGGTGCAGCCATTATGCTACAATCGCATTGTAGCAATTTGGCAACGCCGAGACGGGAGGTGAAAAAAGGATGGAGAACAACCTGCGGACGCTGCGGAAGGCCCGAGGGCTGACGCAGATGAAGCTTGCGGAGAAGAGCGCAGTGCACCGGTCGGTGATTGCCCGCTTTGAGATCGGGCAGACCACGATGTCCGCCAAGAGCCTGATGAAAGTCGCGCGGGCGCTGGACGTGAGCACGGACGACATTCTGAGAGGAGGCCGGAGCCGTGGAGCGACTACTTGACGTCGCCGAGGTGATGGCGCACTACCACCTGAAGAGCCGCCAGACGGCCTACAAGCGGATGGACGCGATGGATACGCAGGTGCGCATCGGCGGGAAGAGACTGGTGCCCCAGGGCGCGGTGGAGCGGTACGACAGAGCGCACGAGACGCATCCGCCGGAGCTGATCCGGGCGGCGATGCGGCGGGCAAGAGAGACAGGAGGAAAAGGATGCGGTACGAGTTCGAGACGGAGCGGGATCTGCAGTGGGCAAAAATGCGGGTGAGCCGGGAATACGAGGCGATCCTGAGCGCGGCCCACGCGATCCGGAATCTGCGGAAGGCGATCTTGCAGATCGAGGAGACGGCCAAGGAGGCCGGGGACGGCGTGATGGCGGACAGGCTGCTTAGCCACGCGCAGAGCCTGCGGCATGAGCACGAGGCGATGGTGAGCGACCACAGGGACTTCATGCAGAACCTGGGGGATCTGGAAAAGAGCATTCAGGAGCACGAGAGGAGGGCAAACGATGACGGGAAGATGGGTGTACACCCCGGCAGTGAGGAAGGCGCCGGGACGGCGGACGACACTGGGCGAGCGGTGGCGGAGATGGCGGGCCATGAAGAAGGAGCCGATGCCGCGGGTGATGTTTTGTGACTGCTGGCCAGCGGTGTATCCGGGGAGGAAATAAAAAACCCTCCCGGCGCAGTAAGTCCGGGAGGGTGTGACTCAGAGGGCAAACACTGATCACGTGTTTATTGTACCACAGCCCGAAAGGGCAGCGCAAGCAAAAGGAGGAGAAAAAAATGAGCGAAGCGGTGCGGGAGATGCTGGACGAGGAAGAGGAAGAGCTGCTGGAGGAGGAGCCGACGATCCTGGACGACATGAGCGCGGAGATGGCGCTGAAGACGATCCGGGAGGCGCAGGACGAGTACGAGCGCATGGAGGCCTGGTACAAGACAAAACTGGAGCAGCTGAAGGAATGGCGAGACCGGAAGGTCGCCTGGGCGCAGAACGGCCTGAAGGGCTACTTCAGCCTGGTGCCCACGCATGATACAAAGACCCGGAAGACCTACGACCTGCCGGGGGCGACCCTGACGATGAGCAGGCAAGACGCCAAGTACGACGTGAAGGACGAGGAGCTGGTGCCCTGGCTGAAAATGAACCAACGCAGCGACCTGATCCGGGTGAAGGAAGAGGCCGAGTGGGGCAAGCTGAAGAAGGAACTTTCCTTCACGGTGAAGGACGGCAAGGTGGTCACCGAGGACGGGGAGATCATTCCCGGGGTTACAGCGACGGAGCGCGCGGACAAATTCACTGTAACCAGCGGCGGGAGGAACTTCACCCTGGAAGACGGCAAGCTGACCGTGACGGTCAAGAAATAAGGAGGAGGGAAAACACATGGAAAGCGGCATGATTTATAAACTGATCGGACAGGCCATCAGCAAGATCGGCGCGATCGGCAAGGACAAGATGAACGCGCAACAGGGCTTCAAATACCGGGGGATCGACCAGGTATACAACGCGCTGAACCCGGTGATGGCGGAACTGGGGATTTTCATCGCGCCGGAGGTGATCGACCAGAAGCGCGAGGAGCGGGTGACGCAGAAGGGCGCGATCCTGACCTACACCCTGCTGACGATGCGCTATACGGTGTACGCGCCGGACGG